TGTGAATGCGAAGTTTTCCATGAGCGTTCAGCTCGTGGTCGACACGCCCACCGTTGGCTACTCAGTGGCAGAAGCGAAGCAGATCGTGGATGCGCTTACAGCGTATCTCACGGCCACTTCGGGCGCTCGTACCACCCAGCTCTTGGGTGGCGAGAATTGATCCGTATATCCACCTTGACAAGTGGACTGTCAGGACTTTTGATCCTGGTACGGGTCTTCTACCGCATTCTGGTAACAGAAGAAAATCAGCCTTTGTATAAGGCTGTGGGTAGAAGTCGAGACAGTCGCAGTTCTGAGCTTTGGCTCGATTCGTATCTGGCTGCATGCAAATGCAGTCATTGCGACACGGCTAGAGCCAGCTGAATCTCCGGTCGTCCCCTTGAAAAGAGGACTTCCCCTGTTCCTACCTGAGTAGGGGGGGCGGCCGGTCAGCTGAACTGTGAGGGTTGTGCAAGCACCATGGCGGGACGACTGGACTCCTGGAAAGGAGCCTGGCCGTGAAAAGCCTGATGCTACTGTGGAAGGTCCTAGCTGTAGAACTAGCTAGGATGTGTCACACAAGCGCCACTCGCGACATTGAAACAGTCGCGAGGCGGTTCGAACACGAGGGGCCACAGTTTCTTGCTGTGACCCTGCCCCGCTTGGCAAAAGACCTCGAAAAAGGTCTTGAGTTAGGCAAGGTGACTCCCTACCTCTTCGATGGTTTCCATCGGAGAGGCGAACTCCCGGTTTTACTCGGTGGGTTCGTGGAAAAAGTGTTCGACCGTGAGACGGGCGTGCTGCTCGCCGAACCATGCGTGGATTCCATCTATGCCGTAAGACAGCTTTCACTGTTCTTCGGTAAGATGCAGCCTCCCGGGGATACACATCCCGGGGGACCTGCCGCCATGCAGAAGTTCGTTGAGTGTGAGCAGGAAGTGAAAAGCTTCGACAAGAGTACTCCCGAGGACCGTTTCGAACGGTTCGAAAGGATGTCGCAGCTACTGTTCCGGGATGTCTTTACCAAGCTCAATCAAGCCCTTTGGGTCGATGAGCTAATCCCGAAGCATGGCCCTGGAGCCACAGCTGATCGGCTGCGCGGAAACGCAAAGTTTGATCAGATTGAGTGGCCTTCAAGGCTGGAGTCCGCATTCCCTTTCGGGGAATACGTTCTCCCGTCCCACAGGTATTCCTACCTGTTGGATCGTGTTCACTTCCTCGAACCTGGTGCCGAGCGACCCGTGAGGGTCATTGAGGTGCCTAAAACGTACAAGACACCGCGACTCATTGCGATCGAGCCAACCTGCATGCAGTATGCACAGCAGGCCATACTCGACACTCTGGTTCCGGAAATGGAGCGAGATTCGTTCTTGTCTCCTTTCGTTGGTTTCACCTACCAAGAGCCTAATCAGCTTTTGGCAAGGGAGGGTTCCCTTCACGGGGAACTCGCTACGCTAGATCTTAGCGAAGCATCCGATCGTGTCTCGTATCAGCATGTACTTCGGCTGATAGGTGACAACTTCCGCTGGTTTAAGGCGGGAGTTGACGCTTGTCGGTCAAGGAAGGCTGATGTGCCTGGTCACGGAGTGATCCGTTTGGCCAAGTTCGCGTCGATGGGATCCGCTCTCTGTTTTCCATTTGAA